CGTTTTATTAACATATTTACAAAATCCTTATCGTATATATATTATATGGTAAGGATTTTCTATTTATATTCACCTTTTTTATAAAACTATAATATTTATATATAAACGAAAAAATGAAAAAATATAGTAATACTTTAAATGAGGAAATTGAAAGAATGAAATCTCTTTTTACTGAAGAGAGAATGTTCGGTAATCTTATAACTGAAGATGTAAATGGTGACACTCTTGAAAAATATGAAGAAATTTTAACTTCTAATAATTTTAAAAAGTCAGGTCCTGAATATGGTGAAAACACATATTTTAGAGAATTTAAACCTTATAACATTGTTAAGATAAAGAATGAAGTAGAACAACTTGGTAAAACAGAGGCATTTAAGGATTTTGATTTTAATAGGGGGTCTTTAAATTTTTATATTATGATTAAAGTTGAGAATGGTTTGGTTACAAGTTGGAATAGTTCTTTGAGTATTGGTCCTGAGGGTAAAAAACTTTCTATTAGTACTGGTGATGGATATGTATTATCATCTGAACAAGTAGGTAAGATTGACGCAGAATCATTTAAAACTCAGTTGAGCGTGGCATTGAAATCTGATTGGTTAAAATCTAAGTCGGGAACGAATCCTGAATTCTCCACAAATAAAGATGCGGGCAATGTTAAACAACAAAGAAAAGACGATGTTAATGCAACCAAAAAGGAGATTAATATGAGTAAGGATGAGTGTAGAGATCACATGAAGGATATGTATAAACAAGTTAGACAAGGTAAAACCAAAGAAGAATTTCAAAAAGAAGAGATTGATGGTGTAGTATGGTGTATGTCTACTTTTAGAAACGTTTTTCAAAAAGAAGGATTATTTAGAAAGGGAGATGAGATTAGAATAATGTATAAAACATTAGGTTTAGATCCTACCAAAGTAATGCAACAAATATCAGGAAATGATACTGAAGAAATTACTGGCGATAACTTTGATGAAAAAATAGTTGCAGGCGGAGTTGAAGGAGAAAGATACGTTGTTAAGGATCAAAATGGTACTAAACTTGCAATAGTTAAAAAGGTTGGTGCAAACAAATTTAATTTCCGTTCCAAAATGAATGTTCCCTTAGTAGATAAGAATGATAAAGGTAATATTAAATTCAGAAAAGAATATGTAAGTTATATCTATAAAGAATTAAACATTGATTCAAATAAACAAAGAATTGTAATACAAAAGGCAATTGAAACAGATAAAATGGATGTTGGTTCGTTTGTGTTGACTAATGTTTAAAATATGAAAAAAAGAGTTGTAATATCTGAAGAACAATTTAAAAGGGTTTTCTTAGTGGAACAAAATCCACCAAAGAAAAACGGTAAATCAAAGGGTGCTCAGGTATCACCAACAAGTCCTTTTGATGGTGGTAAGTATTCAATTAAGACTATACCTGTTGATGATTTATTTACTTACCACATTAAAAATAAAAGTGATGGTGATAATTTCAGATCTTGGGTTAGGGGTGATAGTAAAAGGTTAAGTAAAGTAAATAAAGAACTTTCTAAAAATGGTTTGACGGATGGTTTAAGTAAAATTGGTGGATATAACAACGATTACATGAAAATCGCATGGAGAACAGTCGGTCAAGATTATTTAAAATCTAACAAAGGTAAAGGGTGGCAAGGTGTAGATGATTTTGCAGGTTTAGATACAGACAGAAACAATCCTAACTATAAAAAATTTGGTATACCTGTTTCCGATGGAGTGTATCCACCAATAGACATTATACAATATGATAATTATAAAGAGTATAAAAACTATAAAAGTGCTATAAATAATTGGGACGCAGTAAGTAGTTACTTTGGATGGACTGGTACAAAAACAGTAAACAGTGATAAGATAACGGATATATTAGACAGTAAAATAGGTGTATCGACATGTATTAACCCTTCTTATATAATTGAGAAATTAGAGGAGTTAAAAATTAAAATGATGAATTCTGCACTATCTAGTGGCATTGTTGGGACAGATGATGTTGAAAGGATTTTGGTTAGTCGTTCTTTTGATGATAAACTAAAAAATTATTTTGGTGATTTGTCTATAGGTTTTAAACCTGAAAAACCAATAGAACAGGTGGATAATACATACACAGGTGGTCCTAGAGATGACGGAGATATAAATACACAAGTTTTAGATCCTGAAGGTAGTTTGGGTAGATCATATTACCAAAAATTACAAAGTATTGAAATATTTAATAATATCGCAAAAGATAACTATGAAGATAATTTAAAGGATTATAATCAAAAAATAAAATTACAGAAAAAATTAGATAGTTTAGGGACTGAATTTAAAGATAATTTAGTTTTCTATAATAAATATGATAAAGTTTTAGAGATAATTGATGAACATAATATTATAATTTCTTTACAAACTAAGGAAAGACATAAAAATGCTTGTTCAAATCCAATTTATAAGACAGTTTCTTTACCTGTAGGTTATGGTGCTCCAGGTTCTGGTGGACATTCTCCTGAAATAAATGAAACATTTAAATGGAGTGATGTATGTAAAAATAATGGTGGTATGTTTATGACACCAACTACCCCTTCTAAAAGAACTACAGGAATGTCAAGGATTGGGTTTATAGATAATAAAACTGTTTGTTGTTGTGTTAAACCAAATGGTACTGCAAAAGTAACGGTAAATGGGGTTGATGGTGACTATGTTATAGATATTAACATTAATGACTGGTGTGGTAAATCTATTGGGGATATTAGGAGTGGGTTGGAAAAGGTAGGAGACTGGTCATCTGATTGTGCATCTGATTGGCATTGTATATCAGATGTAGCTTCTATAGTTTCATTAACATTTGGTCCTGTGGGAGTATTGGTTAGTGGATTAATAGATTTAGTTAGTGCAATAGGATATGTTGTAGAAGAAGATGAAGGATGGGAAATTAATGCCAGTTTAACCGCATTAGGTGCGTTATTTGGTTTGGGAGAGGCTTTAAAATTAGCAGGTAAAGGAAGTAAATTTAGTGCTAAATTAGGTGAGTTAGGTAATATAACTACACAATATGGTAATGATTTAATAGGGTTAGAAAGAGAAATCGCTCAATGGTCTAGAACATTAAATCCTGAGGAATTAAAGATGTTTGACGAATTTAAAGAATTATTAAAGAAAGTAGATACTCCAAAATATAGAGATTTAATTACTGATTTAAATAGACAAGGAAAAAATTTAGATCCTCAACAAAGGGGTGTATTGAGTGACATATTTAAAAACGAAGATCCTAAAAAAATAGAAGAATTATATAATAAATATGGTAAAGATTTAAATAAGATGGTTAATTCATACTTTAAAGGTGTGAAACAATTTGTGATACAAGGTTCTCTATTCGCAGGATTATATGTATTTAGTGAAGATATTGCAAAAGGATTACAAAACCTTTATTTAAATTACGGTTTTGATCCATTAGGTATATTTACAGAAACAGGAGAAATAGATCAGGAACAATTATCTCCAGATTACACTGACATCATTTCTAATAATGAAAAAATTGATTTGTTGGCAGAAAAATTAAGTGAGAGTGGTTTTATAGATACAGAAACTTTTATTGAAGAGACTAAATTATTAAGTGATTTTTCTATTAAAATTTCAGAAATATTAAAAAGTGATACTGGGGATTCTCTTTTAAATTCAGTTACGGCACTTAAAAAAGAAGTGTCATATCAAATTGACGGTAGAAGATACAAACACAAAGATATTAAAGAAGTTACAGATTTAGTCATACCTATTTTAGAAGGGATAATTAATAAATCTGTTAGTGAAACAGAATCTATTCGAAAAATATCTAATGTTATTATCACATTAAAAGGTATTGAAAAACCTAAGATATCAAAAGAAGAAAAGACTGCAGTAGTTGTAACAAGTAATAAAAAATTAACCCCTGAAGATTTAAAAACATTTCAAAAATTTTTATTAGAAGTGGATGTAGAAGTCGATGGTGATAGTACACTAATTAAAAATGAAACATATAATAAATCAAAAATGAAACTAAACGAAGAGATAAATAGAATTAAATCATTATTTACAAATGAAAGGTTATACGGTAATTTAGTAAATGAAGCATGTGATAATGAGGGTGAGGCAATTGCTTTTCTCCAAAGTAAAAATTATATAGTAAGGGCAGGAAATGAAGGAGATATATGTTTAAATCCAGGAACTGAATTAGGAAAAATTTATGGGAAATATAAAACTGATTCTACACTATCTTTTCAGTCAGGTACATCACCTGATGGTTGTTATTTAGGTGTTTTTCTAAAAGCAAAAACTGGAAGAGTAAATCATTTTTACTTAGTTAATCTTTTTGAAAAGGGGTTAAATGAGAATAATAGATTTAATATGTATTTTATGTTTGATGATAGTCATTCATGTGAAAAAGAAGTCACTATTGGTGGTAGTACGATTAAAATTATGATAACCAAAGATGGATACGATATTGCAACAGGTGAATTTGGTGCAGGCTTAAAATTTGTAAAAATAGAGGGGGACTGGACTACTGATGGATCAGATTATAAACTAAGTAATACTGTTATAGTAAAATTGATGGATAAAGATAATAAAAAAATTAAATTAAATCACAATATAAATATTGGTGGTATAAATATACCCATAGATATCTCCAGTTTAACAGGCTTAGATAATACAACTGGTGGAAATGCAGAGTTATTTAAAGGTGCTAGTGGTACTTGTATGACATTATCTGAATTTTTAGAAGAGAAATGGTCAAATTATGACAATGGATTTTTATTAAGTGAATTAATAGAAAAAATGAAAACTATATAATATGAAAAAGAATTTAAATTTAGATAAAAATAATTTTAGACTTATGATGGAAAGAATTGAGGGTAGAAAGACGTTCAATGAAGTAAATAAAAGTATAAAAATGATTATTACTGAAGGAATCGGTGACGATTTAGTTAGACTTTCAAAAAGTTTAATGAGAGGTATGGGTTCTAGTAGTGAACTAATGATAACTAGAATAGAGTCTGCCATTTCATCTATGAGTAAGGCAATAGATGATTATGACTCAGCAATTAGAAATCTAACATCGGGTGGTTCTTTTGATAATTTAAAAAATTTATTAAATGCGAAAAGTTTAAGAGTTACTATGGATAATTTTAGTACAACGTTTGCGAATACTTTGAGTAATTATTTTAGAGAGATGGGTGTGGTAGTAGATTTTAGTACAATGAAAAGTTATATTAATGGATTAAGTAATGAAATTCCAAATGACTTACTTAGAAATCTTAGTGAAACACAAATAAAAGATTTAGTTAATGTTAATTATCTAATGTCTCAATTAACTAAAACTGATTTTGCGTTGGATAAATTAAACAAAATAAGTCAAATGTGGAATAAACAAAGTAAACCTGAAGATTTTAGATCACTTATTTTAGGGTTTGTTAGTGAAGACGGTGTAAAATCAATAGATGAGATTGAAAATACAATTAAAATGTTAGATGATTTAAAAAATGGATCAACACCCAAAGAATTAGAATTATATGATATATGGAGAAGAATAAAATCTCAAGTCGGTTTAGATGAGTGGGATGGTACGGATTTTAAAACTTTATTTAAAAAATCATTTTCTTCGGATCCTAAATATAAAGTTTTAGAAAGTAGTTTTTTAAATAAGTTGAAGGTATGGCAATCTGAAAAAATATTAGTTAAATTAGAAACAATAAAAAATAAAGATTTAGATTGGAGTAATACTATAGTATTTTATAATAAAAATAATGACCCCGAAACCATTTTTATTTTAGAATTTAAAAGTAAAAAAGATTTAGAAAATTATAAACAAATATTGAAGGATGGTGGTATAGATTTTACTGAAGCAAAGAATAGTGAGGCTGGAACAACTGCAGTAGAACAATTAGCAAAAAGAGATCTAAGAATAAGAAATATTAAACTTGGTTTATTGATTGCAATACCTTCAGCAGTTGTTATAGGATCTGCAATTTGTCTTTTATCTTCTGAAAAATTAACTCCCGAAGAAATTGCGTTAAGAGAAAAAGGTGGGGGTAAAGGTGCTATTACAGAAAAAGGAATATTTACTAAACTTGCAATGTGTGTTGGTGAAGTATTCCAATCGTTAACAAACATAGGTAAGGATATTGCTCAGACAATTTTTGAGGAGGATATATTGGGTCCAATGCAGGAATTTAACGGATATATTTTAACTGAAGTAGAAAAAATATGTCCTAAAGATGAAAGCGGTGATAAAGAATGTTGTATGTCTTGTAATGATGATAATAAATTAAGATCTATTATTGGTAACACAGAATTTTTGGATAAGTATGAATCGGCAATTAGGAATATTGATCCAAACATATTAAAGGAAAAAGTATCAGGTATGGGTGCTGCGGATCCAGATATTATAATACGTCAGATTATGGAAGAGGCTAAAAACAATGAGACTGTTAGTAAGTACCTAACCAAAGATGGGCGACCAATGACTTTTATTGAGATTCTAAGAATGGAATGTAATAAAAAGGCATTACCTTGTGTTGAGGAGAGAATAAAAACTCTTTGGGATGAGATTATTACAATAGTTGAAACTAAGGATTGTAATTCTTTACAGAATGAAGTAAATGTGAAAATTCAAGAAATGAAAACTTATGGAGATGCAGGTTATTTAACCGTAGATGTAAGTGATAAAAATAAAGAAATTCCTAAAGTTTACATTGATATAATGAAAAGGTCAGATATATTTGGTTCCGTAACTACAGTAGATGAATTTTTCATAACATTAACAAATTGGATTAATAGGGTAGTAATTGAGGCAAAATGTAATACAGGTGCAGAAAGTACAGAAGTTGTTAGTGTGGAAAATGTTGTTGGTGAATTTACTATGTGGTGTAATGAAAATGGTAAAGACGAAACTAAAAGTAAAAGTTTAATGGAGTTCTTATGGGGCGAAGGTGTAGTACAACTAGAATGTAATGTAGATATAACACCAGATTGGTTTGATCCTTCTTCTAAAGGTAGGGTAAATACACAAATTTTTATGGTTTTTGATGAATATTTTAAACCGGTATTTCCTTCAATAGAAAGAATGAGTGATGATTGGGACGACGCATTTATTTTTTGGTACGATAAACAAAAAAGTTTATGTAATTTTTAATATTTACAATAAATAAAAGTTTTATATAATATAATTTATGAGTGAAAACCAATTAAGTCCAGATTTTGTTCCAGAGGAATATAGGACACCGTATGACATTATAGAATTACCTTCACAAGGTATACTATACAAAAATAAAGTTAAGTCAGTTAAGGTAGAATATTTAACTGCAATGGATGAATCCATTTTAACTTCACCTAATATTTCTAGTGGTGGTAAAATTATAGATGTATTATTAAAAAGAAAAGTTAAAGATTTAGGTTTTAATGTTGAAGATTTATTAGTAGGTGATAGAACCGCTCTTATGGTTTATTTAAGAGTTACTGCATTCGGAGAAGAATACAATCAATTAGTATTTAATCCTAATAGTGGTCAATATGAGGATGGAATTATAAATTTATCAACTCTTTCTCAAAAAAAATTAGTTATTAAATCTGACGAAGATGGAGAGTTTGATTTTGTTTTACCAAAAACAGGTAAAAAAGTGACTTTTAAATTATTAACAGGAAAAGATGAGGAAATTATTGACTTAAGAGAGAAAGAAGATAGTAAAAGAAATGCAGATGGGGTATCAAATAAAATAATTTTTACATTAGAACAACATATAAAATCAATTGATGGTGAAAGAGATAAAATTAAAATTTCAAACATTGTTAAAAAGTTACCTATCATTGACTCAAGATCATTAAGAAAATATATCGATGAGATTACACCGGGATTAAATTTTAAAACTACCGCTAGGACTCAGGGAGGAGAGTCCTTAGACACCTTTCTTAGATTCAACTCGACTTTTTTTTGGCCTGAACTCTGAATATCTAATGTATCTTCATAGAGAAATTAATTTCCTTGTTAGATACGGTGGATACACTTATTCTGATTTGTTGGTTATGCCAACATTCTCAAGAAAAATAATGGTTAACCTAAATCAAAAAAAATCAGATTAATAATAATTTTATCTTTTTTTTTATATTTATATAAAAAAGTAATTTGCTATGTTATATAAAAAAAATGGTAGAATGTTAGATTTAATTTATCTACTAAATGAATCTATAGATAATCTTTTAGAACAAGATATTATTATTACACCGTATACTGAAGATGTTTTAGTTACCAAAAAACAAAAATTCACAGTAGTAGAGAATGGTCAATTACCACCAAATACTGATGACAAGTTTTATATTGAACTAAAGGATGCAATTTTTTATAAAAGTAATGTAAAAGTAGGTGATGAAATTGAAATAGAAGTCGTTGATCTTGATAAAATGACTGATGAGGGATTATTATCTTATTTTTCATCAGATGAAATAGATAAAAAAACTTTAGGAAAAATTATTTTGGGTCAAAGGACTACTTTACGTGTTGCAGGAAAAGTTTTAAAATATGGACCTAAATCCATTAATAGACTTAAAATGATAGGTAACAAAGTAATAGAAGCAAAAAAATATACAGATAAATACGGTAAAAAATCGGAACATAGTTTATGTTATTGTTTAAAGATATTTGATGAAAATGCGGATGAAACTACTGGAGACGCAGACAAAACAATATATATTGACACTATTTTTGATCAACCAGAATTTATTCAAGAGGAATTAAAAAATACTTGGGATTTTTGTAATGATAAATTCTCACAATATATAATTAAAAAAGATGATAGACAAAAAACTGAAAAAAGTTGTGAATTTTTAGAGGATTGGTACGAAGAGGGCGAGGATATTTTAGATGATTTAATAACACAATTAAAAACATCATTTGAAGTTAGAGGTTATGATAAGGATACTGAAAGAGAAAAGGAATATAAATCTCAAAAGGGTGTTGGCGAAAAAATAGTTGCTCACGATTATGTAGAAATTAAATTTGAGGAGGATGTGGTACATACACCAACAGGTGGTGGTGCAGTTACAACTTTATTTTCTAATGGTTCGATAATTACATTTGAAATTAAAAAAACGTATGGTTCAAGAAATGATACTGTTTTAGTAGAACATAGTGGAAAAAAATATATAATGGGGTTTGATACTGCAGTTACTAAAAAACCACAGTCAGATGAGGTTTTTTGGGTGGTAGATGCGTCAGGTAATGTAAGTAATATAAAAACTACTTGGACAGGTAGAATAATGAGTTTTATTGATTAATTTATATGGGCACCGGAGACGATATATCTAAAAAATTACAAGAACTTCAAGAAGATTTAAAACTTTTTGCTAAACAAGTTGAAATTGGTAGTGTAGAAGTCGATAAAGAAAAGATTAAACAGTTAGAAAAAGAAATTGCACTTTGGGAATTGAAAAGGGAGCAAGCGGAAGCAGATAATGAGTTTTCTAAAGAAGAAATAAAAAATACTAAACAATTAGTTAAAACAAATAAACAATTATTACAACAGTTAAAAGATAGTGCAACTGCTACTGGACAAATTTATAATTCTGTAGCAGCCGCAGGTAATGAATTTTCAAAATATCTAAAGGACACTTCAAAACAACTAGCCTTGTCAATGAAAATGGCTGAGGAGTATAAAAAAATTGAAGTAATGATTGGGCAAACAGGTGTAAGTGCCAAATTTTTAGAAAAAAGTTTTAAGGGTGCTGCCCCAGCATTTAAAGAAATGGGATTTGGTTTTGATGATGTGGGTACGGTAATTTCAGAAATTAGTGAGGCTACTGGTAGGATTAGTACATTGACGGAAAAAGATTTAGTAACTGTAGGTTCAATAGCAGGTGCCTTAGACATGACTGCATCTCAGAGTGCTGAAATGACAGAAACTTTTATGTTAATGGGTTTAAGTAGTGAAAAAATTGAAAATCATATTTTTGAAACATATAAATCTGCACAATCTATGGGTTTAAATGCACAGAAAGTTGCAAAAACATTACAAAGTAATATTGGTGCAATGTCAAAATACTCATTTGCTAATGGGGTTAAGGGTATGACTGAAATGGCTAAATTAGCGGTAAAAATGAGAATGGACGTTAGTGAAATGTTGACTATGGCAGATAAATTTTACCAACCTGAACAAACAATTGAAGCAGTTGCAAATTTACAAATGTTGGGTGGTGAAGTTGCAGAAGCATTTGGTGATCCTTTTGAGGTGATGTATTTGGCTAGAAACAAACCAGAAGAATTGGCAAAAAAAGTAAGTCAGATGACTGAAAATATGATGCTATTCAATGAAGAAACTGGTGAATATGAATTACCTGCAGAAGCAAGAATGCAGTTTCAAGCAATGTCGGAACAATTAGGTTTAAGTTCAGACAAAATGATTGAAATGTCTAGACAGGCATCTAAAATCAAAGATATTAAAATGAATTTTACTTCAGTAGGAGATGATGAAATGAAAGAGAGTTTAGCATCTATGGCTAAATTTAAAGACGGTAAATTTGTTATTGAAACAGAAAAGTTTGGTGATTTAGGTTTGGATCAAGTTACTGATGATATGGCTAAGACTATAATGGAAGAAAATCAAACTTCTGAAGAAAGTCTTAGGGACATTGCAACAAACACTAAAATAATGACCACAAGGATGGAAAATCTTCAGGCAGGTTCAGAGGCAAAAGTTGCTGGTTTAACTAATATATATGAATTAACTGCAGATGAGGTTGCACCACTAATAGATAGTATGAAAGATTCTATGGATGGTTTGGCTACCGAATATATTAAAAAAGCAGACGTTTTTATTGGGGATATGTTTAAATCTAATTCTGGTGAAAAAAATGTGATAGATAGTACTATGGAAGAAATGGGTAATTTAGCCACTGAAATTAAAGATGGTACTATTAAATCTTTAAGGGATTTAGGGAAAGAAATCGATAAAATTACGGAAACAGGAGACTATAAAGGTGATGATGGATCAGGTGAAACTCAAGATAATAATGTACCAGGAGACTTTCTAATGAGATCTTCAGGCCATATGACTCAATTTTCAACTGAAGATGATGTTGTTGGTGCAAAAAAAGGAGGTCCAATTGATAAATTATTTGGTAGTGGATTACCTTCCAACAATACTGCATCTAGTTCATCTAAGGTTGAGTTTGGTAATTTAAATATAACAGGTAAGATTGAATTAGTTTCACCTGATGGTTCTACAAAAGAAATGGATATGGCGTCTATAAAACCTATGATTGAGAGAACAGTTATCAATCATTTAAATGGTACATTCAGAAATGGTGGAGTTCCTTCTAGTAAAGAATCCACAGATTATATGTCTACTTAAAAAAATTTAAAATATTTTTGATTTACTATTGACTTTACAAAATATTATTCCTATTATTACAAGGACCAATTTATTTCAAGAAATAATTCTAGATATATGAATAAAACAAGATACTAGGATATAATATATAATAAATAATCACCTGAATTTTATAGACCTAATATTTATATAATAAGAAAATATTATATATGGCAGGAATATTAGATTATAACAAAGGTATTTATTCTACACAAGAATTTAGGAATAGATTATTAAACAGAAATTTACCACCACCAGTAAATGAGACATTAATTCAATCAGGATTAGTTTCTAAACTTCAAGACATTGGTAAAGTTATTAATGTACCTGTTATGGGTACGGAAAATGAAAATATCCCTGTTCACTATAACGAAGAAAAAAAACTATTTCCTTTAGGTACATTATTTAGAATGACACAAAATGTCAATTTAAATAAATATACACCACAAAACGATCAATACGTTACTTTTGAATTAACAGTACCACCTAATTTGTGGTATCCCTTACCAACATCATTTGGACAAAAAGTAAGAGGATTTTATCCTTCATACTATAATAAAAACCAATTTAAATTACTAAACGATGGAGTTAAAAAGGGTGTTGATTTCCCTTTCAATGTTATTGATACCTACAAATCTTTAAATTTTCAAAAAGAAACATCACTTGGTATATTAGGTGGTGAACAATTAGAAAAAACTGTAATAGATAAAATCGCACAAGTAGAAGGGTTCACCAATGATGAACAGTTCATACATGGATATATAACACCACCATTAGGTAATAGAGTTAATGAGTATGTAAATAGAATGAGGGGTAGTTCCCAATTCTTTAATACTTTACCAAACGGGGCAGTTGGTTGGAATGAATATAACAGTAGTGTTAAATCAGGTGATGATTTATTAAAGTCTAATTTAGATATTAAAGAAGGTGTTGAACCAACACTATCAACCGAATTAAGAATGAAAGTATTGTTTGAAAGAACAAGTACCCAACAAGTATCGTTTGCGTTTAATCTTTTAAATAGAAACAGTTATCGACCCGAATATGTAGATAGTAGATTGGCTGGTACAGATAACGCAGGTATTAATAGTAGATATTACATTGGTACGGAAAGAAATACTAATAGAGGTAGTAGGATAACTACTAGGTTTACAAATAAAGATTTTAATGGTTCAATTGATAATACAGGAAATGGGTTAAGAACTACTATTGAGGGGATAGGTGAACCATCAGGTGAACCAAACAAGTTCTTTTGGTCAACTGGTAGTGAACAAAACTTTAACCCAAAGACATTATTATATAAAACACAACAATTAGTTAATAATAGTGAGAATGATGTCTTTATTAATCAAACTAAAAAATATTTTAGGGATAAAGAACAGGATAGAATTATAAGTAGAGGTAACGCAATTAAAGAATTGTCTTTATTAGACATAAATGGTAATGGTAATTTTTGTCGTGTATGGACAGTAAACGATAGGTACAGTTATTTCAACGCAATAAGGAACACAGGATTATTCTATCATTCGGAGAGTCCTGGTGAAGGATTTTCCGTAAGTAAGGGTAAGGCATCACTTAGTGTTTTAATGGACAATGGGATACCTAAGTATCATCCTAGTATATTAGATTCTAAGACTACTAGAAAGAAATTTATGTTATCTTTAGAAAATTTGGCTTGGGCGGATAATCTTTCAGACTTACCTTTGTTTGAAATTGGGCCTGGTGATTCATTAACGGGCACTAAAGGTAGAATTATGTGGTTTCCACCATACGAACTAACATTTGATGAAAATACTAGTGCCAATTGGACTCCGACAGATTTTATTGGTAGAAGTGAACCTGTTTATACATATAACAACTCTAAAAGAAGTGGTTCATTATCGTTTAAAATTATAGTTGATCATCCGAGAGTGATAAATTGTTATAGAGGACAAAATAATAATCTTGTTGAAAGGTTCTTTGCGGGTTGTGTTACTCCAGAAGATTTTATAAGGGCATTAGAATGTGCGGTACCACAAACAGATATTGATTTGTTTGAGACAAAAATATGGGATAAGGAATTTCCTAAAACAAATTTACCTGAAAAACAACAGGAACCGGGATCAGTTTTATATGATGAAGATGTAAATTGTTCCGCAGCAACTGAAAATTGTCTTGCTAAAAGAGTTATAAACGAACCTTCTTTTGATAAATTAAAAATACAAGTTTTAGAGTTTGTAAAAAAACAATTAAATAACACTAACCCTAAAGTTTTAATAACACTTAAAGGTTTTGCTAGTGAAGAGGTACAAGCAGGTAATTTTGTTAATCCAGTAATACCCACTACATTGGCGGATACATTATCAAAAGATTTGAAAGATAAATTATTAACTTTTTTACAACAAAATTTAGATACGAAAACTTTTAAAAATATTTCACCTATAAAAATAGAAGGTGGTACAAGTGTTACCACAAATGACGATAATTCGTATAGAGTGGATGTTCAGATGGAAAACGATACATTAAATTCTACTGAGGCTCAACCACCTGAAAAAGGAGAAACAACTAAAGAAATTGACGCAACTGCCGCAATCAATTTAATAGACAATTTAATTATTGATGAGGGACCATATTTCGATTTTATCGATGCAAATTACCCAAACTATTTTAAAACAATTTCAGAAAAAATAAGATATTTCCACGCAGGATTCCATAGTATGACACCTGAAGGGTTTAATAGTAGATTAACATTCCTTAATCAATGTATGAGACAAGGACCAAGTATTTACGATAAACAAAGTGTACAGGATGGAATAGAGGTTGGAGTTCAACCACAAAACTTATCTTTTGGTAGACCACCTATATGTATTTTAAGAATCGGTGATTTCTTCTATACTAAGGTTGCTATAAATACACTATCAATTACATACGATGGACCTAAATGGGATACTAACCCTGAGGGTATAGGGGTACAACCTATGATTGCAACAGTACAATTGAGTATTGATTATATAGGTGGACATTCATTAGTTGGACCTATTAATAGGTTACAAAACGCAGTTTCATTTAACTATTATGCAAATACTGAAATGTATGATGTACGATCAGACACCATTGTAGATGGAAAAATTAAAGACGGTATTAAGTTGGGACAACTTAAAGAAAATTTAATCGGTAAGGATAAAGTTAAGACTATTTATGGTAATTTAAAAACTCAAGATACTATTAATCAGGTAGAAGAAGATAAAAAAAATACTGACACTGAACAGGTTGAATCTGATAACCCTATTGAAATAACAATTACTGAAACTAAAATCATTGCAACAACTAAAGGGAATAAGAAACCAAGTGAAACCAACCCAACTGATAAAGAAAATAGTGCAAATAAAGATAATAAAATGAAAATGATAATAAAAGTAGGTGGTGTAAATAAAGAAGTGGAAGAAAATGAAGCAGAAATAAGTGAACTAATATCTACATTTACTAAATTAATAAAACCTGATGAAATTAAGGCTTTAGATCAAAAAATAACTACTGCGGAAAATGAATTGGCAACTGCAAAGTTAAATTTTGAAATTTCTAAAAACCCAACAACTAAAAACGCCTTAAAAGTCGCTGAGAAAAATTTAAAAGAATCTAAACGTATTAAAGAAACAGAATTAAAGGGTAAAGAGACAAAAATTAAAGTTGAGGCTTACTTCACAAAAAATAAAGGTAAAACAAAAGTTCAGAAAGACTTTACAGTTACTGTAAATGGGATAAATTAATAGTATGGGAAAAGAATATTATGATAGATATCAGAGTTTTAAGTTTGATGGTAAATATTTACCATTACCTTATATAATATTACCACCTAAAAGTAGTGATAAAACAGTTGTATATAGTACTTTAACTACTCGATTAGATAAGTTAAGTCAAAAATATTATGACAACCCATATCACGGTTGGTTAATTTTATTGGCAAACCCACAATTTGGTGGTGTAGAAGAAAATATTCCTGATAAAGAAATAATAAGAATACCTTTTCCTTTAAGAGATAGTTTACAACAATACATTGATCAAGTAGATAGATATAAGACATTGTATGTCCAAAAACAATAAGATATGGATGTAAATAATGTACAACAAATAGGTTCTAATAACAGTTCCGACAATAATAAAAAAGGTAGTGTTTTTGTCGTAGATCCAAATCCACCAGGTATGGATATAGTACCACCTGAAGATTTATTTATTTATGTAAAATTTTCTGCGTATCCTAGAAGTAGAACCACATATGGTGGTACTTCATTGGATGGCAATTCAATAAATTTTAATAGTGGTGTTGAAGATGAAGTTAATTTTATATCTACAAAAATAAGTTACAATGATGCAGGTAAATTAGATCCTTCATTACAAAAAAGTTATGCAACTACTGAATGGACTCAAATTGGTGGGTTAAATAATTCATCAACTAGAAGTGCGGGAGTATTAGAAGGTTTTGGTATTAAATCTATTGATATAAAATATAATGCCAGTTTAGTGCCAGTAGTGGACATTACATTTACAGATGTAAGAGGTGGGGCATTATTTGATGTAATAGAAGATAATGATAGATTATCACCTTATAGTATATTTTTTAAAATGCCTTATCCAGTTTTCAGACTTTCTGTTAAAGGGTATTTTGGACAAAAAGTAGACTATTGTTTACATATGGTTAATTGGACATCTAATTTTGATGGGACAACTGGTAATTTTGATATTAGTGCAAATTTCTTAGGATTTCAACAAGCCTTTCTTAATGATATGGTTATCGGAAACATTATTGGTGTGGTTAACACTAAACAGGGGTTTGCGAATTTAAATAGAATATTTGATGAAAGAATTAAACAATCTCCCAAAAGATTTTCAAGAATCAATAATAGTGATGGGTTAAATATCTATAAGATTGATGACTTCATGACTAAAATTGCAAAATTACAAGTAGAAAGTGAAGTAATAAAAACAGATTCTAATAGTTTCCAATTCTTAAAAGATTTAAACGGTAAATTAAGTTTATTGAAGACTATAAAAGGTTTTATTGGGGCTCCTATAGGTAAAGAACCAAATAATAATTATGGTGGTGGTAATCAAAATACCGTAACAAAAATTAAAAAATCATTTATTTTATTAGAAAATAATAAAGATGTTATTGTAACGAAAACTATTAGAGATGATGAACTTAAAGAGAGAATCAATTATTTTTCTATAAGAGATTATATAGTTTTTAATTCCATTAATAGAGGTGCGTTTAAATCATACATTACTACATTAAGTGATATAATAAAAAAATATCAGGAATATTTATCACCAGACAAAAGAAGTGAATATAAACCTAAAAATACGGAAATAATTTCTGGTTCAGAAAACAAGAAAACTGCAAAAGATACAGAATTAATTACATCTTTCCACTCTATCTTAGACGCAGACAATGCGTGGGAAAAATATATTGTTTCACCCACTAAAGATGCTAGCGGTAAAATATCTGGAACAACATATGAGTCTATTTTAGATTTATTTACTTTTAGTGGTGCCAATAATAAATTATATTTGTTAAACAGTTATGATGGAGATACATCAGGTAAAAATAACTCTTTTAATATTGTCCAATTTAAAAATCTTCTGAGTAATGGTGCATTATATTCACCAACTATGACTAAAAATACACAAGTTTTAGTGGCGGATTTAAGAAAACAAAGAGAATTAGTAGAATACTCAATAATTGAACTTGAAGAAATTATTAAAATACAAAAAGAAGTAGTACAATCTGAAATTAACGAACAACTATTACAAAACTTTAAAGATAAATTTGGTTTTAAACCAACAATTGATAATTGTTTTGAAATTATTGCCAATAATACGCAGGCAATGGTTGAAACAATTTACGATATAAGTTCTGAATCGGAACAACAAAGTAAGGTAAATATTAGAAGTTCAATACTCAAAAGATATGATACAGACATACCGACAGGAATTAATAGTGCGGCTTGGCCTTCAATATATCAAAATAATAACGGAAATTTAGAAGAAATATATATTGGTGAAGTCAGTGGTATACAACCAAATGATTTCCCTGAATGGAAATTCACAGAGGATGTGTTTGAAATTTTAGTATCGAAAAGAAAAACACTTGAAGAAGTAACTAAGTCGACAACAACGAAAAATGGTTTAGATACTGACAATTGGTTCCCAATAAACCCTATTGACTATAAAACAAATCCTTGGTTAAAAATTAATATACTAAATGATGTTAATACTATAAAGGAAGAACTTGTTGAGAAATTTGTAACTAGATCAGTAGTTTTAGATAACTACTCTCTATTTGATAAAAGAACTGGATTAGCATCAATACAAGATTACGCAAGATTTGACGCCATTGCGGCAAATAGAACAATATACTCAAAAAATGTTAGAGACATAGTTACAAATATATTAATTGAGATGGAGAGGAATAGTAGTGTTTATGAAGATACTGAATTTTGGAAAAATAATGTTATTAATAACAACGGTTTAGTTGAATTAAAAGAAGATATAACCCTACCCAAAATTGATGGATTTAATTTAAGTGGAAAATATGATTTGAAGGCAGAATATGTTCTTTTTGATGTTAATGATATTTTAAACAATTCTAAAAATTTATTTAAAGAAATTAGAGAGGATAGTTTATATGGTCAATTAATGGATGAAAAAAATGGAACTGGGGTTAATACTATTGAAAAGAATAATCCATTTTATAAAAACTTTTATAGTAAATCTAATAATTTGACTACATATAATTCTTTTAATGTTTGGGATATAGATGTCTGTAGAAACTTAGTTAAAAGTAGTGGTGATATATTAGGTGATTTAAATAAAACAATATTAGATGACTATAACCCATCTGGGGGTACATACGGAAGTAAATATATAAACATAACTAATTTAAAAACAATTAATAGTGTTGACTATGATGATTTAATGATATCAAGTGATTTATATAAAAACCAAAGTAGTAATTATTCGAGAGCCTTACTTTTATTATCGACATTTCCTTTTAGAGATTTTACCGAAGGATTTTTAAAATCAGTTTTTCCAAAAGACAACTATAATGGGGCTAGAATTGTAAATATACCTAAAATGTATTTATATTTTATTGGTAGTTTATTATGGAGGTACGAAGAATCTACAGATCCATTAAATTTTGGAACATTCAATAATAAAAATTATTCACAATTTCTAACACCAAAAAATGAATATCTCTCTAAAATTGGGTATAACAATAAGAGTAAATCTATTGAAGAAAACTTAAAGAAATTACCTATATCAACAAAAACTACATTTATAAATCTTTTTAAGTATTGGGTAGATAACCAAAATTTTAACAACACATTTAATGGTCAGTTTGAAAAAAATGTAAATACATTAGTAACACCATTAAATAGTATTAGTGGTAACACTAGTAATGTTAATTCCGCAAAATCATATATTTTAAGTGTACTTAAAGAAACAACTGATATGATTGTTTTAAAACCAAATATATTTGATGATAAACAAGTACCTACCGCACTTAAAGTATCTAATAATAGTATTATTGCATATATAAAAAGTTTTAAAGATTCTTTCACAAAACAAGAAATTACAAATAAAAATGGTAATAGTAGTAATGCGGAAGAAGTTAAACAAAGTGATAATAAAAGTACTAATAAAATTAAATTAGAACTATATAACTATTTTAAAAATATTAACAGTAAATGGGTTGGATCAGATAGAAAAGGATTTAATATCTGTGGTGGTGAAGCGGAAACCCCTCTGATAAATTATTTTAGATTTATAGATAGAGGTTGGAATGATATTGGTAATAAGGCAACTTTTAACTTAAAAAGTTTTCTTACATTGGGTAGTAATTTAGATACTAGTGTATACTTTTTTATGTCTAAATTATTGAGGGATAGTAACTTCCTATTTCAAATATTACCCACATATATTAATTATAAAAGTAGAATAGAAGTTGCTAAAATATTTAAACCACAAACAATATTAGAAAAAAATGAAGAATCTGGACCAATATTTTGTTGTATATATATTGGAGGTGCGTCACAGGCATTAGATATACAAGAAAGAAATAATAACTTTTTCTCTAACGATGGATATAGTTTTAAAGAAGGTGAAACTCCTCCCGATATTATTGAAAACGGAGATAGTTCTTTAGTGGCATTTAGAGTGGCATTTGGGGCACAAAATCAAACAGTATTTAAAAACGTTTCACTATCTCAACAAGAACATAGAGAAACTGGTGAATATTTTAAGGCATTATCCGATTTGGTAGATAAAAGAGGTGGTACACAGAAAACTTATGTTGGTACTGACTTATTAAGACTTTTCAAAACTAGGTCATATACTTGTAAAGTAGACGCTATGGGGTGTATGAATATACAACCTTTAATGTATTTTGATTTACAAAATGTACCTTTCTTTAATGGTGCATATCTTATAACTAGTGTTAGTCATAACATTACCCCAAACCAAATGACTACTAATTTTGAAGGTGTTAGACAATCTAAATTTATTTCCCCACCTACGGAAGAAATCACCGCAGATTTAGATATAGATTTAAATGAAATTAGTGATGTACCTAAAATAGAGTATACTAATGAAACAACAGTTTCAGGTTTTGGTGTAAGAGAAGGAATAGAACCTGATGATTTATTTGATTTTGAAACTAATTTTACTGGACCGGCAGGTTTAGGTAAATTTAAATTATTAGGTGTGACTGATTATACTGACGCAGCTTTAACTAAATTAATTAGTTCTTTGGCTACACAATTTTTTGATAACGGTATTCGTACCAATACAGAAGTAACTATGTTATTATCTGCAATGTTGGCAAACTCAAACAATTTTCTAAATTTTGAAATGGCTTGGGATGACCCAAATAAAGAATCACACTCAGTTAAATTCCCTAATTCTGATCCTTCTTCTGGACAAACAAGATATTATACCTATAAAGTGGGTGATGGTATATTGGGATCAACTCCTACTAAAACAAGTGGTAATACTGTTGACAAGGCATATTTAATTCCTGGAAATGAAATTTTGAATGAGTTTAAGGGAAATGACAATATAGAGGCTGAGAAAAAAGAAAAAAGGGAAAGAATAAATAATTTAAACCCTGCAATACCTGAAGAAGCGGCACAAATAAAAATATTTGAAAAACAATTAGAGGACTTAGAAAAAAGAGATAAAGAACAAATTACATCTACTAAGTATTATAATATTTTTGAAGGTGATGCCTACAGATTTAGACCTAGAGGATTCTTATATATTGTTGGTAGGAAACAGTACTATCAATTATATGAAGAGTTTTATAAAGGTAAAGGCATCACCTTAGGCACTGAAATTCCAATAAGAAGCCCATATGAAATAAGTAGTACAGTTGACGGTGCGATTCAAGCATCTATTGTCCAATGGAAATACTTTAAAGGTATAAAAGGGGAAAAACCTCAAACATCATATTTTTACACCTCCCAAAAAGGTAACGGTACTTTGGCAACATATAAAGTATGTACCGAAATTGCGCAACAATACTCACCACCAAAAGTAGATAAATCAATAGATACATTTCAAAATGTCCTTACAATATTCAAAGGAAAAGACGGACAACCACTAATAGATTACTTTAAACCAGCCTAAAACTTAACTTTTTAAAAAAAAATCACTATATTTGTAATATGAATATAGGTAATATTGTTTCAAAATCAAAAATTGAGGTTGAAAATTTTAAAATTTGTGAAAGTTTAGAATGTATTAATGAAGAATTACCAACATTGATAATTGGTAGGAAATTATCTAAAGAATTATTAGGTGATGATATTTCCATAATACATAAAAAAGTAACTAATAAGTTATTTTGGACTTTTGACAAAACAGAAAGAAAATCTGAATTCGAAAGTGATTTAGAACTATTTAAAGAACATTGTTTTGATTCTTTTGGGGAAAATATCCCTTATGTTTATTTAGATATTATTCACGGAAGTAGAAAAGTTAATTATAGAATAATAAAAAAAATAATATCTCTTAAAACACCTTATACATACTTCTCTGAAAATGATATGATATACATATACGGTGAAAATATAATATTTGGAGTAGATTTAAATGTTTTAAATTATTTTGAGGGTAAAAAACAAAAAATTATAGATAGGGTAAAAAGTATAAATGATAATACTTTGATAGATTATACGATATTTAATAAATGTAAGGATTTAATATATAAATTAAAAAATAAAAACAGATTTGTCCCTTACATTTATGTAAATGGATTCGAGCGGTAAAAATATAACATTAGCATCTTTTGTATATCAAGATAAAATAGAAAGTTTTAAAAATTATTTATATAAAAGATTTGGAATTAAAGAAAAAAACATATTTCATTATAACTTTGAAGAGATAAATAAAAAAATTTTAACTTTTATGGTTAGAGTTGAACAAGATCAAAAAGTTGAAACTTCTTCATTCTTCCCGCCAACAGTAATAGTTCACAAAAAAGGGGAGTGTTTTTATACTATTAATGCATTAAATAAGTTGATAGAAAAAATAAGTGAACACGAAGTTGGTAATATAGATTATAAGAATGTAATAATAAAATGGGATGATTATCAGAATAAAATGATAATTGTTAAAAACGATGAATTAAAAATAATCGACATAAAAAAACATTTTTCTTAATAATAGAATATTTATATAATAAAAGTATTATGGAAACAAATAGAGATACTAAAAAAAATGACAATTTAGAGAAATCATTAAATGATTTTTTAAATGATAATACCACCAAAAAAGAAGAGTGTGTTGGTGAAGAATGTCTTATTAATGATGGAAAAGAAATAGTGGAGAGAGTTAATAAGGTATATAAAACTAATGACGGTAGACAATTATTAATGTGATATGAACAAAAAAGTACTTTCTGAGGAATTAAAAAGATATAGACAATTATTGGAGTACACATTTTATGTACCTGAAAATGAAAAAGATGAAAATGGTAATCTTCTTACAGATGATCAATATATAACAGAACAAGATCCCGCTGGTGAAACGGAAGAAGATCCTTTTATGTCAGTAGGTGGTGACGAAACTGCACCTGAGTCTGGTGCGGAAACACCTAAAACTGATCCATTGGCAGATGATGCGGAAGTAGAAGATGTGGCTGCGGATGAAACTGAGACTGCAACTGAGACTCCTGAGACGAGTACTGGAACAGATGATGGTTCTGTTGAAATAGATGTGACTGATATTGTAGATAAAACAGAAGCAACTAAGACTTCTGTAGAAGGTATGAGTAGTAAAATGGATGAATTATTGAATAAATTATCTGAATTAGAAAGTCAAGTTTCTGGTATGGATAACGTAATCAATAAAATTGATGACTTAGAAAAAGAAATCGAAAAGAGAAACCCAACACCTGTTGAAAGATTAGAAATGAGATCAATGAATTCTTTCCCATATAGTGTTAAATTAACTGACTTTTGGCAAGACAAAGAAGGTTATGAAGCAACTGAAGAAAACGAAGAAGAATTTGTACTTAAACAAAGTGATGTCGATAACTATAATGAAAAAGACATTAGAAAATCCTTTCAATTTAGTAAAACCGAAGAAAAATAACTAAAAACCCCGTTTTTTTATTGACTTTTTGAAAATTCGTTAGTATAATTGTGTATAATTTAAAATTTTTATACAATGAGCAATACTTTAGATGCAATTCTGTCTCAGTACGAAAAAAATACTGATCCAGCAAAAAGTGGTAAAAAAATCTCTAGTGAAGACAGACTAAAAAAGTACTTCAGTGAGAAACTACCTAAAGGGGTAAAATCCCACACAAAAACATTCCGTATCTTACCTAAGAAAGACGGTAGTTCTCCATTTACGGAGGTTTACTATCACGAAAAATTAGTTAATGGTAATTGGGATAAAATTTATTGTAACCATTTGAACGATGGTGAACACTGTCCATTATGTGAGGCTAAAGATGCCTTATATGAAGATGGTTCAGAAAAGGCTAAGAAATTGGCAAAAGACTTTATACCTAGAAAATTCTATGTGGTTAAAGGTATCGATAGAGAGAATGAAGATCACGGAGTTAAATTTTGGAGATTTAAACACAAATATACTGGTGACGGTATTATGGATAAAATTATTCCATTATTTAAATTAAAAGGTGATATTACTGATCCTAGAGAAGGTAGAGATATTATGATTACCACAGGTAGAAACGACAAAAATTTTAGTGTTGTGAACTCTATTATGGCAGATGATTCTACTATCCTTACTAAAGATAAAGAAAAGGCAAATGATTGGTTTGGTAACGATGAAACACATAGAGATGTTTATTCTAAAAAATCACAAGAATATTTAGAAATTGTTGCAACTAACAAGACACCTATTTGGGATTCAGAACAGAAAAAGTTTGTGGCTGAAGAGGATAGAGAAGAAAAAGAAACTGCGTCTTTATCTGAAGAAATTAATATGATGAGAACTGAAACGGCTAAATCATTTGAAGAAGACTATGATGATGAATCAGATACTTCTTCAGTAGAATCAACTTCTTTAGATGGTGATGATGATGAATTACCGTTTTAATAAATATTATGGCGAAACAACCACTTAAGAAAAAAACATCTGATTTTTCGTCTATAAGAAAGAAATTTTCCTCTAGTGAGAAGTACAAAGAACAAAGGTACTTTGATCTAGGGGAAGCCTTTCAAAAGTCGACAGGACTACCAGGTCCTGCTATGGGTCAGGTTAATATGCTTCTAGGTCATTCAGACACTGGAAAAACAACTGCACTTTTACAGACTGCAGTAGACGCACAAAAGAAAAATATACTACCTGTATTCATCATTACTGAACAAAAATTTAGTTTTGAACACGCCAAACAAATGGGGTTAGAAACTGAGTATATTGAAGAAGTTGATGAATCAACAGGTGAAGTTTCCGCATATTGGGATGGATTCCTACTTTATAAATTAGGGTTCGATTATATAGAACAAGCATTTGAATATGTTACTGAAGTATTAAACGCACAAAAGAGTGGTGAAATACCTTATGACATTGTATTCTTATGGGATTCTATTGGTACCATACCTTGTCAAATGAGTTTTGATGGGAAAGGTGGAAACCAACACACTGCAAGAGTAATATCTGAAAAATGGGGAATGGGATTGGCACAAAGAATAACATCTTCTAGAAAGGAAAGTTATCCACATACCAACACAATGGTATTTGTAAACCAACCTTGGGTTGCATTACCTGATAACCCATTCGGACAACCAACAATCGCACCTAAAGGGGGTAATTCTATTTACCTATCTTGTGCATTAGTATTTTTGTTTGGAAATCAAAAGAGTTCTGGTGTATCTAAACTTTCTGCCACAAATAAAGGTAGAAAAGTTAATTTCGCTATTAGAACTAAAGTGGGTATCCATAAGAACCATATGAATGGTTTAGGTTACGCAGATAACAAAATACTTGCAACCACACACGGTTTCATTGAAGATGATAAAAAAGAAATCGACAAATACAAATCCGATAACAAAGATTATTGGGCAGAGGTATTTGGTGGTGTATTTGATGATACATCTTTTGATGTAGTTGAAGACAACGTAATTGAGGCTCCTGTAGATTACTCAGACGATTGATTGTTAAACCTTCAACTAATAATGTGTGAAATTCCCAGATAAGAAGAAAAAATTTAAAAAAACACTTGTTGTTGATGGTGACTCGTTGATTAAAACCGCCTATCATGGGGCTAAAGATCTTTACTATAAAGACACCCACATAGGTGGTATTTTTCAGTTCTTAACTATGGTTAGGAAAATGATGAATGAATATAAATTCGATAGAGTCTATGTTTTCTGGGATGGACAATTCAGTGGTAGATTAAGGTATGATATCTACAAAGAATATAAATCTAATAGAGATAAGGATTTCTATGTAGAACAACCACCATCAGATTTAGAACTATACCTTCAAAAAGAAAGAGTAATTTCTTATTGTGAAGAACTATTCATTAGACAATATAGGGACGATATCACAGAAGCCGATGATTGTATCGGTTATTACGTCCAAAATATGTCAGAAGATGAGAAAGTTGTTATAATGAGTAATGATAGAGATCTATGTCAATTAATAAGTGAAAGAGTTGGTATATATGTTTTAAATCTAAAAAAAATAGTTACACAAGATAATTATTTAACATATTTTAACCACCATCCATCCAATCTTAAATTAATAAAAATTATTACTGGTGATAATAGTGACTGTATAAAAGGTATACAAGGTGTCAGTGAAAAAACTTTAGTTAACTTTTTTCCCGAAATAAGAGAAAAAACTTTGACTTTAGAATATATTTTTAGTAAGATTGTAACTATACAAAACGAAAGAAAGAATAGATTGAAATCACTAGATAATATACTTAATAAAGTTACTAAAGGTTCACAAAAAGATATGATTTTTGAAATCAATGAAAAAATCATAAATCTAAAAAAACCATTATTAACTGAAACAACTAAATCAGAGTTAGATAACATCTTTAATACTTCTATTGATCCTGAAGGTAGAGAAGTAAAAAATGTAATTAAGATGATGATAGAGGATGGGTTGATGATGGCGATTCCAGGTGGTAGTGATGGTTATATTAATTTTTTACAACCATTCTTACCAATAATAAAAAAAGAAAAAAGTTATTTTAATCAAATTTATGTTTAAAGAAATGAAAAAAAGTTACCAAAGTTATCCTTATGAATTCTTATTTATGATTAACGGAAACACAATTGTGGGAAGAAATTTTAATATTAGAAATTTCAATAAAGAATCTATCTCATCATATGAATTAAAAGAGATAATAGATAGTGTAGTACATGTCATAAGAGAACATTTTAAGAATAATACATACGATTATATGGAAAAGTATTCTAATTATTATACTACGGCAGAAGAAACAGATAAGGTTAGTATATATGACAATGAAGACTACTTCACCTTCCAATTAAAAGTTAAGGATAGAGTTGTATGTGAAAAAATTTTTAGTGGTAATGATTATCCACCAAATGTAAGATATGATGTGGACATAAGAAAAATTATTCCTAAAATCATCGATTATTTACAACAGGGGTTAAGTATGGAAAATTATACTAAAAATTACTGCGGTTATAACCTAGATAGGATATTTATTAATAACTAAAATCAGAAATAAGAATGTCGAAAAATGAGAGTATTAATTTAGGCTATTTAGGCTATAGTTTTCAAGTAAAGTTAGTAAAACAATTAGTGGAAGATCATAAATTTTCAGAAACCATCATTTCAATAGTTGACCCCAACTATTTTGATAATGAATATATGAGACTAATTGTGGCTAGTTTGAAAGATTACTATGAAAAGTATGAAACAATACCTTCTTATGAAACTATCTTTAATCTAATTAAAACACAAGTCCGTAGAGAAATTGCGAGAGAATCGGCAGTTGAATTAATTAAAGAAGTGAAAGAATCTGACAATAAAGACTGTTTACACACACAAGATGTTGCCATTAAGTTCTGCAAACAACAAGAACTTAAGAAGGCTACTCAGAAAATCCAAAAAATATTGGATAATGGAGATTTTGATAGATATGAAGAGTGTGAGGAATTAGTAAAACAGGCGATATCTGTTGGTACTGAAAAGGATGAAGGTATTGATATATTTCATGCCATTGAAGATGTGTTATCGGAAGATTTTAGAAGTCCTATTGCAACAGGTTTAACTGGAATTGATAATCTTATGGGTGGAGGATTATCTAAGGGTGAATTGGGTGTTATTTTAGCCGCATTTGGTGTTGGTAAAACAACTATTATGACTAGAATGGCAAACACTGCGTATTTGACTGGTAAAAACGTTGTACAGATATTTTTCGAAGACAACGTTAAAGTTATACAAAGAAAACACTTTTCTTGTTTTACTGGTATCGACTTAAGTGATTTAGGTGATAGAAGAGAAGAAGTAAAAGAATTCTTACCAAGATTTCAAAACTTAGAAAATAATTTAATTTTGAAAAAGATGTCTAGTGATGGTACAACAATTACCCACATCAAACAATATCTTAGAAAATTAATTTCTTCTGGTATTAAACCTGATATCGTTTTTTTAGATTACATTGACTGTGTACAACCTACTAAACAGTTTAAAGATGAATATAGTGGTGAAGGAAATGTAATGAGACAATTTGAAACTATGTTATCTGAACTAGATATCGCTGGATGGACTGCAGTACAAGGAAACCGTAGTTCTATTGGTGCAGATTTAGTAGAGGCTAATATGATGGGTGGTTCTATTAAAAAGGGACAGATAGGTCACTTTATTTTATCCGTAGCAAAAACATTGGAACAAAAAGAAGAAGGAAGGGCTACATTGGCAGTTCTTAAATCTAGATTTGGTAGAGATGGTGTTATTTTTCCGGATATAGTTTTTGATAATGGTACTTTGGTTATTGACACTAGTGAATGTAATGATGTTACACTTTTAGAACACGGAAAAGGTTTGAAAAAACAAGATTCTGATTTCATTGCTAGTACAATACAAAAGAAAAGAAGTACACCAATGAATAATAATTGATTTGTAAATTAATAAAATAAATGGTTTATAAAATAAATCATTATGGGAACAAACACCTTAATAAATAATAAAAAAATAAAATAAAAAATGGAGTTATCAAACAATATTCTATCAAACATTACGGTATATATGAAATATGCCAAATATCTTCCCAAAGAAAATAGAAGAGAAACGTGGGAAGAGTTAGTTACAAGAAATAAAGAAATGCATCAAAAAAAATATCCTCACATTAAAAATGAAATTGAGAATGTTTACACATTGGTGTATGACAAAAAAATATTACCTTCAATGAGAAGTTTACAATTTGGTGGTAAACCGATAGAAATATCACCAAATAGAGTTTATAACTGTGCATACCTACCTATTGATCATGTTGACGCATTTTCAGAAACAATGTTCTTACTTTTAGGTGGAACAGGAGTAGGATTCTCAGTACAAAAACATCACGTTGAGTCATTACCTGATATTAAAAAACCAAATCCTAATAGAAATAGAAGATATTTAATCGGAGATTCTATTGAAGGATGGGCAGACGCAATTAAGATGTTAGTTGAATCTTATTTCGGTATAAAGTCATCGACACCTATCTTTGATTTTTCTGATATTAGACATAAAGGTGCGTTATTAGTGACATCAGGTGGTAAAGCACCTGGACCACAACCATTAAAAGATTGTATTCATAATATTAAAAAAGTATTAGATGCTAAATCTGATGGTGAAAAATTATCACCTATTGAGGTTCACGATATAGTTTGTCATATTGCAGATGCAGTATTAGCAGGCGGTATTAGAAGAGCAGCATTAATTAGTTTATTTAGTGCGGATGACAATGAAATGATTTCTTGTAAATCAGGAAATTGGTGGGAATTAAATCCACAAAGAGGTAGATCAAATAATTCGGCAGTATTACTTAGACATAAAATCACGAAAGAATTTTTCTTAGATTTATGGAAAAGAATTGAACTGTCAGGGGCAGGTGAACCAGGAATTTATCTATCAAACGATAAAGATTGGGGAACAAATCCTTGTTGTGAGATTGGTTTGAGACCATATCAATTCTGTAATTTGTGTGAGGTTAATGCTTCAGATATTGAATCACAAGAAGACTTTGAAAAAAGAGTTAGAGGTGCAGCATTTATCGGTACATTACAGGCGGGATATACAGACTTTCATTATCTAAGAGATGTGTGGAAAAGAACAACAGAAAAAGATGCATTAATTGGTGTAGGAATGACAGGTATTGGATCTGGAGTAGTTTTAGGTTATGATATGAAGTTGGCTGCTAAGGCGGTTAAAGAAGAGAACGAAAGAGTTGCAAAATTAATTGGTATTAATAACGCAGCGAGAACTACTACAGTTAAACCTTCAGGGACATCATCGTTAGTTTTAGGTACATCTTCTGGTATTCATGCTTGGCATAACGATTACTATGTAAGAAGAATTAGAGTAGGGAAGAATGAAGCAATTTATACATACTTATCCGTAAATCATCCCGAATTAGTAGAGGATGAAATATTTAGACCACATGATACTGCAGTTATCTCAATCCCACAAAAATCACCTGAGGGGTCTATCTTAAGATATGAATCATCTTTTGATTTATTGGAAAGAGTTAAAAAAGTATCTCAAGAATGGATTAAACCAGGACATAGAGGAGGACAAAACAGTCACAATGTATCTGCAACAATATCTTTAAAAGAAGATGAATGGGAATACGCTGGTGAATGGATGTGGGAAAATAGAAAATTCTATAATGGGTTATCAGTATTACCATATAATGGAGGAACATACCAACAAGCACCTTTTGAAGACTGTGATGTAGAAACTTATGAAAAGATGATGAAATCTTTGAGTAATATTGACTTATCTAAAGTTATTGAATTACAAGATAATACTAATCTTTCTGGTGAGGTTGCTTGCGGAGGAGGTGCGTGTGAAATAGTATAATTATGAATATAGGTGCATCTAAGGATTGGGTACAACAATTATATGTAAGGGAATTTGGATCGAAACTACAACCCAATCAGTTCTATTATGATAATCAGGGTAGAATGGTAATGACTGAAGAATACCATAAACTAAGGGGAAGTTGTTGTGGAAATGGTTGTTTACATTGCCCATACGAACCTAAACATATTAAAGGTACTAAAACTTTAAAATAAAAAAAGTCGGAGAAATCCGACTTTTATTGTTTATATAAATAAGAAATCATTTCTTTATCTTTTTCGGTTAATACTTCTGTATGACCCTTCAGAATACTGTTCTTTTCTCCATCTATATGCCTAAAACCTAATAGGTGAAACATTTCATGAATTATGGTACTACTAGTACAGTGATATTTTGTACACTCTATAATATCGATATGAACTCTACTTTCTACTATATCTTTAAATACAAAATACTTACTTGTTAACCCTATAGAATTCCTTATACCACTTTCACTTGAAGGATATAATTTAATATATTCACTGTCACTTAAAAAATAAATCACACTGTTAGATGAATCTATATCACTAACCAATTTAAGTGTAATAATTTCAATCAAATCATTGAATTCATTTATAGTTTTAACTACAGTTAAGGAATCTTCTTTTGTGTATTTACCATACATAAAAAATTTAATATCTTTTTTCCATTTCTCACCATTATTTGTGATAGAATTAAACTCCTCCATAGTAAAGTTTTTCTGAGAAAAACATATAATACTATTTAAAAATAAAAGGGATAAAAGTATTTTTTTCATAGTTGTTAAGTATTTATATAACAAATATAGTATATATTTTTTTAACTGCCAAAAAAATTGGTTAAAAGTATGAGAAATTTATTTGAGGAATTAGATAGGATAAAAAATTTGATGGTGTATGAGAAAGGGACACCTATTACTGAGGTAAGTACTAGTGCGGAAACAGGGGAAGATAAACCTGCGGAAACTAAACCAACGGAGAATAAACCCGAAGGAGAAAAAACGGAACAAAATCAAGAAACTAAAGTCGATTCTAAAGGTGAACAAAACCAAACTGCAGATAAAACGGAATGTTTTATAGTAAAGGCAACAGGTAGATTTAAGGTGGATGTACCTACAGGATCAAAAGCGGTAGAAAATTTTTTAAATTCAGTAAGACTAATAATTAACTCTAATCCTGAATATAAAAAAGGTTTAGATAGTGGTACTATGTATATCAGAGACATCACTCTTCAAGGGTTTGCGAGTAACTATTATTCGGGTATTGTAGAACCTCGATGGGATAATAACTATTGTAAAAAATGGGAAATTAAACCTGATTCAGGTTATGGTGGGGTTTGTACAGACTTTGAATTTAAACCGTTTAGTGGTAAAAAATTACCAAAGCCAAGTTATACAGGAAGTCAGAAAACAAATACAAAATTGGCGTCTGATAGGGCAAAAAATTTATTTGAATCAATAAAAACTACATTAGACAAAGACGGTAAAACAATTGGTTTAAGAGTAGATCCTAACGCAACAGTAAAATATATTGAGGGTGGTACAATGTACACTAAGGATAATGTTGATGAGATGTGGGTGAAATTAATTAGTCAAGGTGGACTTAATCCTGGACAAATTGTCGCAGTTACCGCAAATGTTTGTTATACACTTAAAGATGAAGAACTATGTACTGATCCCTGTATGCAAAAAGACGTAGATGGTAAATGTAAGTGTCCCGATGGTTTGATTTATAATAAAGAAACCAAACTATGTGAATGTCCTCCGGGTCAAATTAAAGAAGATTGTAAATGTAGAGAAGAGGATGAAAAAGAATGTCCTGATTGTATGGAGAGATTAGTTAAGGGCGGTGAATGTGAATGTATATCAGGTTTAAATAAAGGTCCTGATGGTAAATGTTATTGTGATAAAGAATTTAAAATTTTACCAGATGAGAAATGTGGATGTCCTTGTCCTAAATGTATGGAAAAAGACGAAAAAGGTGAATGTAAATGTAAAGAAGGGACATATACAATAGACGGCAAGTGTTACTGTGATGTGGCAGGTAAAATACCTGTATTACCAGATTGTAGTTGTCCTAAATGTGATGAATGTACGGAATATAATTTAGAAAAGAAAAAATGTGAATGTACTGGAGATTTAGTAGAAAATGATAAGGGTGACTGTGTTTGTCCTACAGAGAAACCAATAAGAATTGAACCATCTTGTTTATGTAGAGCGGAACCACCACCCCCATTAAAGTGTAATTATAACGCAGAAACCAAAGGGGGTAGAGGTGTAAAGGCAAATAATTTCGTATCTAAGGCAGTGAATAGTGCATTCCCAGTAGGTGAAGGTAATACTATAACAATTTCCTTTGATTCACTAGTTGTTCCAGACGCATTTTATGTGAAATACGGTGATCAAGAATTCTTTAGTGGATTTATGGGTGATGTTTGGAATAATGAATATAAACAAGTTGCATTAAGTGCAGATGAAAGAAAGAAAATGTTATACATACAACCAAAAAGTATGATTCACTATATTAATACAACCAAAGATGATGACTTAAGTTCTACAACTAATACACCAAGAAATTTTGTTGGTGAATTAATGTATTATAAGGAAAAAGAAGGTTTAGTAGAAAGTATTAATGCTGCGATTGGTAGTGTTGGTGGTAAACTTAAAGTAGATTCCATTTTTAAACAAGGTGATACTGAGGCTAAAAAAGTAACTGATGAAATAAAAAACATAAATATTGACATTACTAAAAATGAAAACATGGGAGATTATAATACACAATTAGGTGGTAAATATAAATCTTATGGACCTATAATGAAGAAAAATTCATCATTTACTATCACAAAAGAACAAAAAGATTTCACCATTAACATAATTGTTTTCTCACCATTAGATAGAACAATATTTAATATGAAGGTTGAGTGTAAATAAAATTTTTTAATATTTTACCATTTCTTTTCAAAAAATTTATAGTACAATATTTATATAAACAATGGCAAAGACTAGATATATAAATATTGATTTCCCTTTTAGAGATAGTTCCGATGGTTCCTATTTTAAAATGAATAAAACTGATAAGGATGCAATTAGGGCAGACTTATTACATTTATTGTTAACTAATAAGGGAGAAAGGTTATATCTACCAGAATTTGGTAGTGATCTTAAAAAATTCATCTTTGAACCCAATGATGAAATAACACAAGAAGAAATTAAGGATAATCTGAATCAAACTATTACTAGATTCATACCTAATTTATTGATTAACGATATATCATTTAGAAATGATACAATAGAAGAATTAATTATTGTGGAATTAACCTATACAGTTATTGAGGGGACATTCACAAGTACAGATACGATTACATTAACATTTTAAATATGGCTAAAAAAATAGATTACAACGCTAGGAACTTCTCAGATGTTAGACAACAATTAATAGAGTTCATACAAAAATATTATCCAGAAATATTCTCAGATTTTAATGATGCATCTGTAGGTATGATGCTTTTGGAATTAAACGCTGCGGTTGGGGATATGTTATCTTTCCATACCGATAGAATGTTTAATGAAACACAAATTAGTTACGCACAAGAAAGATCTTCACTATTAGAGTTGGCAAGAACTTTTGGATTAAATATACCTGGTAAAAGACCGAGTATTACGATAGTTGACTGGAAAGTAACTAATATTCCAGTTAAAGGTGACACATTTGATATAAGTTACGCACCTAAAATTTTAAAAGGTTCACAAGCCACAGGTGCAGGTAAAGTATTCGAATTAATGGAAGATTCTGATTTTTCATCTCCATTTACTACTGGAGGTATCCCTAATAGATTAATAGTACCAAACATTGACGGAAGTGGAATAATTCAAAACTATACACTTACCAAAAGAGAAATTATGTTAAATGGTATTACTAAAACTTATAAAAGAACATTAAGTAGAAGTGATTATAGACCGTTTTTAGAAATCATATTACCAGAAGATAACGTACTTTCAATAGAAAACATTATTACAAAAGAAGGTACTAATTTAGTAAACCAACCAACCGAAGAAGAATTTAATGATTTTAGTTTAAGTTGGTATGAGGTACCTGCATTGGCACAGGCGGAAGTTTATGTAATAGATGATAATACAATATCTGATAGAGAAGGTATATCTGTAGGTAAATGGTTAAACGCACCTCGTAGATTTATTAATGAATTTACAGACAATGGTTTCTGTAAAATTATATTCGGTGCGGGTGACGCAGATACTTCAGAATTAAATAGTTTTGTTGGTTGTAAAGGACAAATTGATAGAATTGGACAAACAGTGAACAACTTATCATTGGGACAAATTCCACCTACTAATAACACTATCTATGTAAGATATAGAGTTGGTGGTGGAGAAGATAGTAATATTGGTGTTAATGTTATTAATAATTTAGGTACTATAAATGTGGTAATTAACGGTGATTCATCAGATATAAACAGAATCATAAGAAATAGTATTTCAGTTAATAACCCAATACCTGCGTTAGGAGGTAAATCGGAACCATCTATTGATGAAGTTAGAAATTTGGTGAGATATAACTTTTCCGCACAAGACAGATGTGTAACTATTAAGGATTATCAATCGAGAATACCATTAATGCCTGGTAAATTTGGGGTACCATTTAGAACGGGTGTTTGGGAAGAAAGAAATAAAATTAACGTATCTATTTTGGCGTTAGACTCAAACTCTAAATTAACTACTGAGGCGACATCTACATTAAAACAGAATATCGCAGAATATTTGGCAGATTATAGAATGATTAATGATTTTGTTACCGTTAAAAATGGTAGAGTAATTAACTTAGGATTTGAAATAGACATTTTTGCGGAGAAATCAATCCCTAAAGGAGATATTATTGCGGGAGTTGTTAGTAGTGTTACAAGTTATTTTGATATTAATAAGTGGGAAATGGGTGACAACATATACGTCTCACAACTTATTGAAAATATTAATAATGTTGGTGGTGTATTAAACGTTACGGATTTAAGAGTATATAATAAAGTGAATGAAAATGGAAAATATTCATTAAATGAGATTGCACAACCATATATTGATGATACTACTAGACAGATAGATTTATTGGGTAAATATACTTTATTTGGACAACCTAACGGTATGTTTGAGATTAAATACCCAAATAAAGATATAAAAGTGACTATTTCTACATCTTAATAATTACTTTTTAAAAAATATAGTTAGTTTTAATAAAAAAATAAAAAGTTATGGGATGTAATACATGTAATCAATCATCAGGTTTGGCAAATGAAATAAATGAAGAACAAACATTAAATATAATACCTTCAGATTTAGCAGGAGGTAATTTTCTATTTAGACTTATTGCGTTTTTAGTTATAGTAATTGCGATACCTTTAATTATTTTAGTTCTTGTTGGACAAATATTTATTTCGTTTTTCTTTCCTAAATCATTACCTAAAGTTAGTAAAAAATTTAAGGCAGTATTTATGGGGATATTTACAAAATACGCGGAATTTAAAATTAAAAGAGAGACTAAAAAAAGAGAAAATCAATTCAGAGATACTACAAGTTATGTAGAAGAAAATATTGACGATATCGAAATTTTTGAAAACAAAAAATAAAAAAGAAAAAAAAGTGGGATTTTTATGTCTAAATCATATAGAATTAGGACAACACCTGGTGAGGATAATGGTTATTTGAAGGTCAATCTTGACTTAACTCAAAACTATGATCATTTAGAAATATTAAGTTTAAAAATTTCACAAAAAGATGAATACAACAGTTATTGTGCGGAATATGGTGTAATTGCGGGTAGAGTAATCATTAATAATGGTTTCGGTGTACCAAACGTAAGAGTTTCGGTATTTGTACCTGTAGAAGATGGAGATTTAAATGATCCAGTAAAGTCTGCGATATATCCATACACAGAACCATTTCCTGATCAAAAAAATAAGAATGGTATAAGATACAATGTATTACCAAGTAACCAACAAAAATTAGATCATACACCAGTTGGTACTTTTCCTAAGAAAAGACAGATATTAGATGATAGTACTACATTAGAAATTTATGAAAAATATTATAAATACACTACAACTACTAATTCTGCGGGTGACTATATACTATTTGGGGTACCTGTAGGTGATCATTTCTTACATTATGATATGGACGTTAGTGATATCGGATTTTTATCTGTTCGTCCATTTGAATTAATTGATCAAGGTTATAGTGATAATCTATTTAAAGATAGATTTAAATTTAAATCTTCAAATAACTTAGATAGTCTACCACAAATATTTTCACAAAACTTACCGATTAGAGTTGAACCATATTGGTGTGATAGTTTAAGTGTTGGTAGTGGTTTAGGTATAAATAGATTAGACATATCAATAGACAGTTTAGAATTAGTACCTACCGCAATTTTTATGGGTAGTATTTTTACTGATGATGAAAAAGATTCATTAAATAAAAATTGTAAACCTGCCCGTGAGATGGGTAAATTAAATGAGGTTATAACTGGTTCTGGTAAAATTGAGGCAATTAGAAGAACTGTAGACGGTAACATTGAGAAATTTACCTTTAAAGATAATTCTATCGATGATAACGGTAATTGGTCGGTATTAGTACCAATGAATATTAGAAAGGTAGTTACTGATGAGTTTGGTAATTTAATACCGTCACCTGATGGTATAAAAGGAGTTTCTACTGAAGGTGATTATCGTTTTAGGGTATCTATGGATGCAACATCTAGTGATAAAAAATTAAGAGAAAGGGCTAAATACTTAGTACCTAACACAAACAACAATTTTAACTTTAGGGAATATGGGATTAACGAGTTAAAAAACAGTACAGATTTTACTTTAAATCAACAACTATCAACAATAACTGATAATACACCATATGCAAATGATTTAACAAATCAATATAACTACTTAGAAGAGTTTTTTCCATTTAGATGGAAAAAAGTATATACCGTTAAACAGTATATCGGTAGGATGCAGAAAATAGGTGGTCCTTTTGGTGATGAGGCTAGAGGGTTCATTGGTATAAAAGATATATTAAACGGTGATGGTGTCAATAAATTCCCAACCAATAGGTTAGATACTAACTTTAACCCACTTTATACAATTATATGTATATTATTAACATTATTTGGACACATAGTAGGTTTTTTAAATGGGATTTTGAATATTATTAACGGTTTAGTTACGTCAATATGTAATATAAAGTTACCAGTTGGTATATGTAAATATTCTGAAAAAGGTAGTATGATTGAAGTATATATGCAAGCACAAGAATTTCAAAATGGTTGGGGAGAAGTTGGTGGTTCTGTTTGTAATGATCAGGGGAGTTGGACTAGATGTAATAGGGAATACAGCCCTTGTATAGATACCACATCTTTAGGTGGTGGAGAACCTGATGATTGTGGCCCAATTGGTATTGAGTCTGCGGAATGGAGGGTTATAAATGCAAATACACCTAATGCTAAAATACAAAAACCTGGAATAACACCTAACGACCCTTGGGTTGATGTAAACCCTCTTGGTGGTACATATAATGGTATTACATTTTATTCACAGGGGGGTAATGGTGGTACTGGATATTTCCCAATATATTTAGCGCAAGGTAACAATGACGTAGTCGGAAACACTTATGTCTACGCACCCCAAACACCTGGAGGGTATACATACAATTGGAGTAGTTCAAGTTGTAATTGGACAAATGGTTCAATGGATAATGGGTGTAGAAGATTTAGAACAGGTACTTTAGACAATGTTTGGTATGAAGATGCTACCTGTGATAAATGTGATTTACTTGATGATTGCCCACCAAACACTATTAAAGTTTTTCGTGTGTGTTGGGGTTTAAAGATGAAGTGTATTTTTGGTGAGTTATTATGTAAAAAGTGTAAAGATATTTGTGGGGGCACCCCACACAGTTGTTGTAGTAATACGGCATACGACTGTCCAGATAATTCAGTCAATTGTGGAGATAGTACAGGATGTTGTTCTAAATGTTGTATTAAAGTACCGTTAATACCATTAAAATGTGCGGATGAAGGTAAAGAATATAAATTAACATTAATAGAAACTCCATTTGGTGGCGATTCAGGGTGTAACGTTCAATATGTTGAACCATTTAGTTGTTCAAATTGTGGAGGTACTCAGACACCAGGTATAAAAGATTGGGTTTCTTGTGTTATGGAACCTGTGGCAGTATTTTTAAGAATGTTAAAATTTGACTTTTACAATGATTGGGTGGGTGGAACATTATATTTTCCATTAGTAAAACGTACATATAAATTAAAGAAGAGAAAAAGAAAATTTGGTCAAATTAAAAAAGACAAATTTTGTGATTTTGATTGTAAGGAAAGAGGTCCAATATCAGGTCCAACTTTTACTAATAATTTTCAAGGGGATCCTACATTCAAACAATGGAGAATTAAAATACCATCTAATTTTTTTACTCCACCAACTATAGTTGTTAATGATTGTATCGCAAAAGTTAAGTCTAGAAGAGTTACTGATTGGTATGGTACAAATGAAAATGATTTACAGACACCTAACCTTAACTTAGCGGTACAAGAATTAGAGTTTAAAGGTAAAAATACTAATTTTGAGGGATGTAAGATAGTATTCAATAACTTCTTAGTATTTCAAAATACTTTCAATTCGTTTGGGGTACAATACGAAATAAAAGATAGGACAATACAAGGTGAACACGGAAAACCTGAGTATGTTGAAACAGAAGACGCTAACGGAAACTCAACATGGACAAATATAGGTGGTCATGGACACCATAGAAATATATGTGATAACACTAGAATGATGGAAAGAAAAGAATACTTTAAAACATCATTAGATTGTGTTGATTCAACTAACTATGTACCTTCAGAAGATGAGGGACAAGATGGTTTCGGAACCATTACTCAATCCGAACCTGAAGATGTTGTTTCCGAATCTTCAAATTGTTCTACTTACTCATGTCTACCTAATTGTAGTTCTAATGGTGTTGCACCTTGTATAGGTAGCACAACAGAATATGATAATTTTAGTAAGTTAATAAAACACGGATTAATTACTTGGGCAGAAGGTAGTATATATTATACACCGTACATACCAAAGGGTGATGTGAAATATAATAGTAACGAATATAAGGCTAATTTGATGTTACCGACAACAATAATGGAACTGGGTAGTAGTACATACTGTGATATAGATGATATACCATTTATAATGGATGTTATACCACCAACCACTTTTAATGTTAGTTATGAGGATGTAAAATATAAATTAGGTACGTTACTGATAAACGGTACTACGGGAAATAGAAATATACTTAAATTTGAAGATAAAGGGGATATATCTTTAAACCTTAGGTCATATGTAGAGTTTTCTTGCACTAAAGCAATTTGTGTAAATACCTCTGCAAGTGTAAACCATTCACAAATTGGTGTTGATATAATAGATAAAAATGATATTGGAATTGAAATTGGTAATTGTTTCTTAAGATTTAATCATGATGAAGATATAAGAAGTTATTTCTGTAAAAGATTTAATGGGTATAAGGCATCTAATTTAACATTCCACCACCAAAGACCTGGATCATTAGAATTCGATAATGTATATAATACATATCCTGAGATATCGTTATCAGATGGTTTTAATTTATTTTATAATTTAGAAGGTCAACAAATACTTTCCGAATATAATGACGGTGATTCATTTATACCTGGAGATGCTTGTGGTTATAAAAAAACAAATGGAAGTGGTGATTATTTTTATGGATTGGCTCCGGGGCAAACCTCATCATTTATTAATTACCCTAACGGTAATCAAACGATTAATTTTGGGGAAACGGCACAATTAGATGGGGTAGACGAAATAAATCAATTAGTTACAATTGAGGATCCTAATAGCCCTTATAACTTTGTAACAACACAAGCTGACCCAAATAACGGAAGTAATTTAGTGAATGGTATTAAATTTAATAGGACACAAACACCTTATTTTCTTTATTTTGGTTTAGTACCAGGAAAAACTGCATTACATAGAACTGTATCGCAATTCTTTGCGGATTTAATAGACGCAGTGACTTTAGAGGGTCTTAACGCATCTAACGATACTGTTAGTGAAAACATAAATAACTCACCTAACATAAACAATACTGGTAACAATCCATTTACGGTTTATAAAACTTGTTTAGGGGAGACATTAATACAAACTATACAAGTAGGTAATACCGTTCCACTAACAACATCAGGAGTAACTAATACTACATTACTAAATGGATAACAATAATAAAATATTATTAAATAGTGTTAAGTTACCTAATAATGTTAACGTAAACACACAAATACAATTTGGTTTAAATCATACGAATAAACCTATACCATTAAATGACATTGACACAACTGTTAGTCAATACGAACAATTCGAAAAGGAAAGAAAAGAAAGTACTAAGTATCGTTTTTATGGTGTAGTTAAACCAGTAGTAACGAATGTTTTGTTTAATGAAAATATAAAAATATATTTAAAAGAACCTAAACCATTACCAAACGCAATTCCTCTACCACAAATTGCCGCTAAAACAATTATGAGTAATTCTATATTTGAAAAGGATGGTTGGGTTGGTTCTTATAATGATGAACCAAACGAAAATGAAATTCAATTTAATGATAATAAAAGTGCACTATGTGAATTTTTCCCATTTGATCCTGGATACGATAGATTAAAAATGTTAGACAGTGATGGGGCATCAAATTATTTATTTAAATTAGTTTACCCATTTAGTACTAAAGATATTACCTTAGTAAAAAACAATTTAAATATATCACTTAAAGACGGTGTACCAATTATTAATCAATTTACCATTGAATTAAATGGTAGACAATATATTGGGTTTAGAACACCGATGAATCACGGATTAAATGTGGGAGATAGAATTAGATTATTTAATTTTGTTGATAATACACCAAATAATACACTTAATTTAAATACTCAGTTATATAGAGTATTTAAATTAGGTAATCAAGTAAATGATAATAAATTAAGGACATTTGTTATCGATGTTAATCCATCAGACATAAATATTACTATTGGTGTTTCTACGATAAAAAGGAGTGTAAATGGTAAATTATCTAGTTATTATGTAAGACAATTTAAATCATTAACTAGTTCAGATTATAAAGATTACGATTTATATCCTGCGGCATATGGTGTTACATATTTTAATGATGAAGTGGTGGCATTTAATTTTAAAAATGATATAGATGTTAGTTCATTAGTAGATAATTTAGGTAGACCGGTAACAGAAATTTATTTATCAATAATAAAAAATGACAATGACTCCAATCCAACATCATTAAACACACAATATTGGTTACAACAACAACAAAATTTAATTCCACCATATAACACTAGATTTTGGACTAAAATTTCTGCGGGGTATGATTTAGAAAATAATAATAATGTGAACTATAATATAAGATCTTATGGTGATACAAATTATGTAGGTTCATTATATTATGAAAATATAGATGAAAGTGATGATGTTTTTGATGGTGACATTGTAGAATATAATGAAAGTGAATTATTAGAAAGAAGAATGGAAAATTTATATCATAGAGTTAATACTGTATATAGAGAATTTTTAAATTCTATTTATAGTACTTACTCACAAGATAGTAATAAAGGTAATAAAAAAGAAGGGTATATTTATTCACCATTTAATTTAATTAAAATAAGAGAATTTTCTAATTATATAAATCCAGTTGTAAATTTACAGGTGGTGATTGATAGATATAATATAACAAATCCGTTAGAAATTAACAAATTAAGAAAGTCATTTCAAATACCAAACTATGCAACAGAGATTGCACCCAACTCTTTTAAATGGAGAGATTTATTAGATATAGGTGAAATAGATAATTCTGGAGCAGGAGTTGATTATCCGTTTGAAAGTGGGGCACATTACATTTACTTAGATAAAAGATTTTATTTTCAAAGACAAGATCCACCTTGTGAATTTTCACTAATTTCTGAGGATATTATATTGGGGGCATCTGATGCTAATAACGTACAACAAAATAGGTTTGTTAATTTATTAAATGACCCTACGTTCTTAAATTATACTATAGATATACCTGCAACTTCATTGGTAAATCTCAATGACGTTACTACAGTACCTAACCCACAATCGGGATTAATTGTGTTTAATCAAAATCCTGACATAGTAAACGGTGTAGGTATAGGTTATTATCAGTTTAACGGTAATAATTGGGCAAAAGTTGTATTTACTTTAGATGTTGGTTCATCGAGTACTTTAGATATATTAAATTACAACGGTTTGGCAAATTTGAACATAGAAGTCACATTGGCTAGTTATATCGGTGAATATGAATTAGGTAAAAGAGATGTGGCGGGTGGATGTTTAGACTTATCATTCTTAAAACAAAAAGAATTTGACGATGTTTGTTGATAGAAGAAAAATATTGATTGGTAGTTTGGGTAGTGGTAGTACTATCGATATTGCATTGGGAACTAATTTTTTTCCTGTTGACAATGCAGAATTAATAGAGGATAAGTTTGTGAAAGACGAAATCAAAAAATCTATAAACCCAATAGTTGACTATAAAAAAGTCATATTTAAACCTTGTGATAAAAATTGGAAAATTATAGATAAATTTAAAATAAATTTAAATTTTTATACCCCATCGAGTATATTACTGAATAACCCTACACATAGGGGTACTGGAGCAGAACCAGGTTTATATAAAGATATTGGATTTATTTTTGACGATATATTTTGTAGGACTGCAAGATTTACTAATAGTTTTATTAGGTTATCACTTTATGATAACCCATATAGTGGTAAAAACCAACTACTATCTTTTTCTGATATATATACTCAGGTTGGTAAAGATCAAGAAAATCAATACGGATTTGTCTTACCATTAGATAATTGTCCTATTACATTTACAATAGGTGATCCTGTTCTACAACCAGAAGAAGTACATGAAGGATTTCACATATATTGGTTTAAGGATTTAGTAGATAACTCACCAAATCAAGAGTATGAGATGTATGCGGTAGTACAATTCAACAACGCATCAAATGGTAAAATATATCAAATGGCAGCGTCAAAAGATTTTAACGTGAACAATATAACATTAACAAATTTAGAGGGTGAAAATGGTATAACTTATCTTAAAGTTATTTTAAAAAATGATAATGGTATATATAAATACAAATTTACACCTAATACGAGACAACAACTGGTACCACCAGGAGTTAATTTAAACCCATCAAATAGTGGTATACCTACATTAACATTTTGGCAAACTATACTTTAATATATTTATAAAATAGTTATGGAATACATTAGAAAAAAGATAAATTTAGAATATTATACGGTAAGGAATATACCTAAAAGTGTTTTGATAAAAAATTCAGAGGGTAAAACAGTTATTGATGAAACTAATCCTAAATATTATTATGGTAAAATACCTAATTATAAGATAGATTCTGAAGGAAATTTTATCTTAACACCATTAAGTCAAAAAATTGTTAACACAATAGATGTCTCAGTATTTATAACACAAGACATTGATGATATGGGTATTTTTACTGACAAACCTTTTGTACCTAAAAGTAACACACTATCAATTAAACCTGATAATTTTAATTCATTTACATATGGTAGATTGGCAGGTGCACCTGTTAGTTTTTACTACACAAATAACGTTACAGTTAGTGGTTATACAGATGATTCTTTATTAAAACAAGTAAAATCGTATAGAAAGGACACACAGGGAAATGATATTTATGTACCTAATCTGAACGTTTCTAACAATCCTAAAAATAATTTTAGTGGTGTAATATCTGAAAACAATTTACAAACAGTATATAAAATTGGTACTAATACTAATAATATAATAAATACAGGTGTTGAATTCACCACATTTAAAACACAATTTACAAAAACTACTGACGAATACGGTAAATCTTTAAGTTTTAATACAACTAAGTTTGTGTCAAAAAATGGTGGTTGGAATCAATATAACAGATCATTAAACGCTTCTCTAAAAAAAGAAGAATATTTAGGAATAGTTTTTAAACCAGAAGTTGATAGTGCAGTATTTATAAATAGAGGTATAGAAGATATATTTGAAAGACACGGAATATTATCTGAAATAAAAACAAGTAATGATATCGACACAAATAGAGGTGGATTTATAAGAATATAAAAATAAAGTTATGGCTACAGGAAATTACGGAACTATAAGACCAGCGGATGTATCAATTGATGACGTTGAAATATTTTACAGTTATACCCCCAATAGGGAATCATTAACAACAGTAGAATTACAATCATTGGATCCTGCAGAGGTATTAATTCCAGCAAATAACCCAAACAACGTCAATGAGATTTTTGGTGGGTTATACACATTAAAATTACCTACTTCGGTATTTGGTTCTAAAGGGTTTTATAGTATTATTATAAGACCAAAACAAATTAGAACTACCATTCAAGATTGTGGACTATTAGTTGACAATCAAGATGTTACAGGTATTGTATTCAATATCAATCAAATACCACTTGAATTACAGAATAGATTTGAAAATGGTAATTTAGTTGGTTATAGAGTGGAATATATAAAAGAACAAACAGGAACGGGTCAAGATAAAATCCAAAATCTATTTAGGATTATAACTTCAAATAATAGGGCATTGCCTGTATCACAAAATCAGGGTAATTCTAATGCGTCACAGGCATATACATTTAATGATAACTCAACAAGTGTATTCTGTACTGTATCACCCTCTTCTGCACCTTCAATTAAACCAAACGCAATACCTTTTATAGGTAATCCTTTACAGGATGTAATTATAACTAATACGTTTTTTAATCCAGTTATGTTGGAGATAGAAATGGTGGAATTCGATGAAGAAACATTGGCTTACGCACTATTCTCTAACCAAACAAAATCTTTGGAAGATGGTATTTATACTATATACAATTTCGGTAATCAGATTTACAGACAATACAATTTATATGAAGTTAAAGATCAGTTTACTGGTAAACCGTTGTATGAAGTTAGGGAACAGAAATTTACTATCGACCCAACAAAAGATTTTGATGATATAACTAATTTCTAAAACGTAAATGGCAAAAAATAAAAGGATAAAAATTGCAGGATACGCTAAAAGGATATTTTTCAATGACAACATTGAGTATAGGAATTTTAGTCCTGACTTAGTAGGGTTTCAACTTACTAGTGAAGGTGGTACAACGCTATTCACTAATGGTAATTTCTCAATATCAGTAAATTTAGATCCAAAGCCTAATGTATTATTTACTCAGGGAACTAAATCTAAATTTTTTACGTTAGATGATATTGTATCTGAAAATAGTCCACAATTAGAAATACAAAAAAATTTAAAGACAAAACTTAATTTAGATTTAACAAATCCGATAAGTTATGTGTGGTATGGTTCGTCAAAAGAATTAATAAGAGCATCCTTAATTGAAATACAAAATAATTATCCTGCTGCAATTTATGTAGACAATAAAGTTGGTAGTGTAAGTGGTAATAATATTACCGATTATGTTTATGATTTATCGGCAGATGAATCTACATTTAAGGTAAATAGTAATTTCTTTGTTAATCCATATAATATAAAATATACTGTAGACGCTCAATTTACGCCTACGGAACAAACGGAAAATCCTTTAAGAAATTTTACATTAAAACATACTTCTTATGTGATTGAACATAATGGTATTTTAAAAAATATAAAAAGTATAACACCTGCAACACAAAAGACTAACTCTGAAATAGAATTAGTTGTTGATGGCAATCCTTTCCCAGAATTAACTGGATTAATATTACCACAAATATCTTTTTTAAGTGCACCAATAGATGCACCAATACCGTATTTTATAAAACCGAATGAATCTGAAATAGAAAAATTCTTTTCAGGATTAAATGATTTACAATTAAATTTATTAGATAGGAATATATATCCAAAATATACATCTCAGTTTTATAGTACACAACCAACCGACAATGGTGTTTTACTAACAAGTAAGAAACTATTTAATTTCCCAATCTCAGAAGATGGATATAACTTAAACTTTTTTGATAGTTACTATATTGCTTTCTTAGATAAAATGAATCAGTTAGGTGATGATTTAGATAATTCTAAAACTGACATAATTGTAAGAAAATATACTACTGAGGCGGTAAATAGTTTTGATACCGTGCCAATGGCGGACGGTAATGATTATATTTTAAATGGTGAAAAGGCGACTAAATTATTAAGAATATATGGTGTTGAATTTGATTATATTAAAAAATATATAAATGGAATTAAATTAGCACACGTTGTCACTTATGATAAGAAAAATAATGTACCTGATGTATTAGTCAAAGATTTGGCGTATATGTTAGGTTTAGATCCTGTTACATTTATTACTGATAATTCGTTTAGTAAAATGTTTTTACCGAGTAATGGGGCTGGTGAATTTAGTGGTACTTCTACTAATATGACACAAAGTGAAATAGATATTGAACTTTACAGAAGATTGATATTGAATATTGCTTGGATATGGAAAAGTAAGGGTACTAGAAAAGCAGTAGAATTTTTGTTTAGATTTATTGGTGCACCAGAATCTTTAGTTAATTTTAACGAATACATTGTAATGGTAGATAAACCTTTAGATGTAGAAGAGATAAAAAGATTATTGTATATTTACACTGGTGAAGTAAATTTAGATATTATACCATACGATGAAAATGGATTTCCTTTACCACCGATAAATGGTGATTTAGTTATTACAAATTATATTGATCAAACTACTGGACAATTAGTAGAAAATGATTATACTGAAATGTATTTCCAAAAAGCGGGAGGATGGTATAGAGAGACTTACGGTTCTAATGTAGTAACTAATTTGGACGGTAATAACCCACACGTTGGTCCATATGATGGTGGTAGTGAATACTTACAGTATTTTAGTAGGTGTTTTATACCTAACTTTAATTCAGAACCAACAGTCACTGTTACGGCAACAACTTTAGGTGAAAATTACTTTTTAAATTATAATCACGGTTTATTTAATAGTGTACCATCAGGTACCAGTGAATTTTATACTACTCAGTTAACATTTAATCCAGCGATTAATACATACCAATTCATAGAAGATTGTGTAGATGTTAATTATAGTATTATAGAAACACCATTACAGAACGATGGTAAAACAACATTTCAACAACAATTTGAGACTGCAGAACAAGCGTACTTAGATTATCAACAACAAATACTACAAAATAGTTATTTGTCTTATTCACCTGAATGGTATGTAATTCAAAATAACTATATGGTGGCACAAAATAATGCGTTATTAGAAGTGTCATCAGAGAATTGTGATATTAACCAAACATTACAAATTTGTGTTAATGAAATCCCACGAGACAATTTTCAAATAGACTGTTCATCTTTAAGTGCGATAACTTGTGATCCGTATATATATTTTGTTAATTCTGGTGGTACTAAAGTATCATTTAATGAATTTGCTTCTTGTTGTACATCAGAAGGTGGTAAATATGTGACATATACTAATGAAGAATGTAGAGTAGTAGAGTATTGTTCTAAGATAGCACCTTGTGTAGGGGAACCAGTGAATACATTACCTAACGGTATTATTGTATTTGATTTAACTAATAATACTATGCCTACTAACGTTTATTCATTTAATAATAGATGTTATCAACTAACATCTAATGGACAAACATACTTTTTTGGTTCAACATCATCATCATCTGTAACGCCACAAAATTATTTAAATGCGTTAAACCCAAATGCGCCTGGAAGCCAATTTACAATATTATTTACACAAGTTTCGTGTCAGTTATCTACTATAATTAGTAGTCCAGAATGTTGTGCGTGGTATGGATATAATTACCAAATAATAGAAGAAAACGATATAAGTTATATTGTTTGTACTTCAGGTAGTTCTTTAACTACAATACCACCAATAATAGATGATATTATTGGTTGGTTAGATGGGCAATTAAGTGGTACTACATCTACATCTGGAACCACAAGTCCTTCAGGACCTACTCCAGTAGGTCCAGTAGGTCCAGCAGTAGGTCCAGTAGGTCCAGTATTACCTGTAGGCCCAGTAGGTCCAGTATTACCTGTAGGTCCAGTAGGTCCAGTATTACCTGTAGGTCCTGTAGGTCCTGCATTACCAGTAGGGATATCAACTGGTTCAGGGTTTTCTACATCCTCAACATTTTTACCTTTTACTCCTGTTATAGGTTTAGCTGGTACAACCTTACCAAATACAAATCCTATTGGTATTATAGGTTTGGGTGCAGAAACAATAGAGACACCTTTGGTTGGTACAACATTTGCAAATATTAATTCACAGATAAATCAAAGTACTATACAAGATCTAATTCAGACTTATAATGGCATAATAACATCTTATCAAAATCAAACTTTCGCAATACCACCTTCATTATATAATACATCAATTGGGTATGTGGAATTACAAAACCCAATTGGTGAAGTACCACAATATTATTCTACTACAATTTTCGATGATTGTTTAGAAGAGGCTATTATAGTGATGGGTGTTGGTGAGGACTGTATAGATTGTTATGAGTCTATATTAAATTCGTTATTTGATGATCCTGACTTTATGAATCCTGAAAATTGGGTAGTTCATGTTATTGATGAATACGGTAGAGTTAGTTTTACGCCAGTAGAATATTATAATGATTTTATATTAGATTGGAATGCAACAGAACAACTGGCACAATTGTACCAATCAGTAGGTGCGTTGTTCACACAATATACTTACGGTTCATTTTATATTGATACTACAACAAATAATCTAATACCTTATGTGGATAATGGTAACTTATATGTAGAAAATCCTAATTCC